GGCTGGATGAATGAGGCCCATCGGTGCGCTCTCCCCTTAAGCGAGTTGCAGAACGCCGGTGCCCGCATCGAAATCGACGGTGATGCTCTCGCCGTCGGCGAGTGTGGTCGACGAGCCATAGTCCCACCAGCCAATGCCGAGATCGGCTGTGGAATTGATCAAGATGGCATAGCGAAATGGGCCGATCGAACCGCCCGACGCCGTGATGGTCACGTCCGCGAGGACGAGCTTATAGGTTCCGGAGGTCTGCGATGACGAGCTTGTCGTCACCGCATTGCCGCCTGACGTATAGCCGTTTCCAGCGGTAATTTCGGCCATCGATGCCAGGTTGGTGTCGGTGGCGTCGGGCGCGGTATTGCTGAGCACGATTTTGAGCGCATCCGAGCCGAGATTGTGGCTCTTCTCGGCGAGGGCTTCGACGAAACCATTGTATTTGTTGAAGCTTGCCATTGGATTTCCTAATTGTTTGGCGGAAATTGAATTACCGTCATTGCAGGCGCTGAAGTCTGGATATCAATTGAACCATTATTCTCTTTGCAGTGACTCGACGAAATAAGCTTCCAGCGTCAGAGTATCGGTGCCAGTGGCAAGTTGTCCGGTGATTAACAGATCGAGCGGATTCGCGGTATTCTCGGTACCGGTCTTCAGCGCGCTCGCCGCAACGCCATCGAGTCCCGAGAGCCCTGAGACATAGCCGATCTGAGAACTTTCCGAATTGCGGTTGATGATATGAGCGACCGCTTCTTGTGCAATGGTTGCGCCGGACATCGACGATGGATTCCAGGTCGTACCCGCAGCGCCGCCGAGGCGAACACGCGGTGTTTTGGCCCCAGCCGAATTGTTGGCGGTCCAGAAAGTGGTGACGCGCAAGATGCCGTTCTTGCCCATCGTGCTGGCGGCGAGCGGGATCGTCGCCAGCGTTGTCTCGTTCGTTGTACCCGTGACAGTCGCTGCCGCACCGAAGGCTGCAATGAGTGCCCAAGTGCGATTGCTCAGCCCATCATCTTTGAAATAATGCAGCTTTGCGCCATTGGTGATGGCGACTGGTACACCATCCTCAGTCGCGAGCCCGAAGACCCAATTGTTGAGCGCCTTGTTACCATTGGCCCGCCAGCCGCCAGGACCTGCATGGCAGAAATAGAACAAGTTGGCATGAACGAGATCCTGCGCGTCGGCATCATCGCCGATCAGGTCGATGCCGACACCAGATCCGCCGCCGTTTCGGGAAACCGCCAGATTGAAGAACGAATTGTTATCGGCGTCGTTGATTTCGAGCGCCGTGCCATTGGTATGGGTGACATGGATCTGCCGGAACATGCAGAACACGGTGCGGTTGCCGCTGGCTCCAGCCGGCTCGCCAGACAGGACGATGCCTTTGGCGCTGCCCGAGCCGGCGTTCACACAGATATTTTCGAAGGCACATTGATACACATAATTGAGGCCCGCAAATCCCGTTTCGCAGGTGGTCTCAAGCTGATTCGTCGATGATCCGAGCAAGACCAGATTGCGGAAAACTGAATTGGTCAGCATCTTCACCAGTAGCGACTTGCTGGCGATGCCGTTGCCGTCGATAACGAGATTTTCCATTCTGCAAGCCGCTATCGTCGATGATGCCGCCGATGGCGATCCGACAGTCAGCAAGGTCGTTGCACCGCTTCTTGCTCTGAGGATCGTTCCCGTTTGGCTGGCACCGGCGCTGAAGATACGACCCGTTACAGCGCCGATCAACGCCACACCGCTGCCGTCGATGGTGAGATTGGTGATCGAATAGACCTTGGCGTCGAGATGCAGTTCCCCGCCGCCGTTGGCCTTCAGATAGTTGATGCCAGCCTGAATCGCTGCGGTATCATCCTTACCGCCATCGCCGACCGCGCCGAAATCGCGCACATGCAGACGCTCGCGCAATTTGCGATCGGTCAACCGGGCAATAGCGCCGGTGATAAGCGGGGCCTTATACCGCAGATTGCCGACACCGATCGGCGCTGCGATGCCTCTCAGACCGCTCTGCATCAATAATCCCCACCGAATACGAAGACATTGAACGTCTCGGCGTTATGGGTCGATGCCCGCAGCGAATAACCTGTGGGCAGTACGAAGACCTGATCCGGCCCCGAATAGTCGATATCGGCAGAGAATGCTTCGATCGTCGTGCTCGGCGTGATGGCACCAACGAGCACTTCCCGGATCAATCGCGCGTTGGTGCCGTCATGGATGAATAGACGGACGACACCCGCCGTCGTCGTCCCGGTGCCCGAAATGCGCACCCGCTCGATCTTCGATCCCGATGCGCCTGCAGTGAACACGATCGCGATGGTGCCTGTACCGTCACGGGCGGTGTTCGCCGTCGAGACCTGTGCAATTGCGCAGCGCGGCGTTGCCGCAAAAACGGGTGCAGTGCCCATGAATAGTATCTCCTAGCGATAATTCTGGAAGTTGAAATCATTGGTAGGGACGCTCTGCAGGGCAACGATGCCGGAGATATTGTTGCCGTCATCGACGATGACGCCGCTACCTTGGACCGTGCCGCCGCCGATTCCGTCGGCGCGGATGAGCGCATTATCGGTAAGACCGGCTGTGCCGACGATAGACCCCGTAGCGTCGAAACTGATCAAACCAGGTGCCGTTTCATCGGCCGTCACGGTGGCGGAATTTGTGATACGTCTCACCATGCCTCAGACTCCCGTCGGCGGCACGAGCACGCCATTTGCATAAAGCCATCCGATCTCAGCTTCTCCCGCGTCGACCAGCATCATGCCTTCCGGCCCCCAATCCGCAGCAGCGATGATGATATTCGCCACTTTGCCATTCTCGATGACCGCCTTGCGGACCCGCTCATTGTCATGCACGGTCATGCCGGCCTTGCCGCCGGCTGCCAGTTGCGCCGCTGCCTCGATATCCATGGGTCAAACTCCGAATCAAGCCGGGAAGCCGAACACGATCACATCGATACGGCCGGCGCCGCCCGCGCCCGAGGACGCGCCGCCGGTGTTTTCCGCTGCGCCGCCGCCGCCGGCCGGCTGGGTCCCGGCCTGGGCGCTGGCGCCATTGACGGCGCTGTTGCCGCCATTGCCGGCATTGACGCTGGTCCCGCCGCTGGCTGAGGCCGTCGTCGTCGCGCCGGCGCCACCGCCGCCGCCATAGACGGATTTGCCACCGGCATTGTTGGATTCGCCGCCGCCACCGCCGTGATAGATGCCGGCAGCTCCAGCAGCGGCAGATGCATCGGGAAACCCTTGGCCGTGATAAATTGGGCCAGTGGTATTGCTGACGATGAGCGGAATGCCGGGCGTGGTTCCCGACGCCGCGCCGAGCGGGCCGCCGCCGGCGCCGCCCGAACCGGTGTTCTGTGTGCCGCCCGAGCCGGCATAGGCGGTGAGCAGCGATCCAAAAGTCGAATTGCCGCCATTGCCGCCATCGGCGCTGGTGGTGACCCTGCCGAGACCGCCGGCGCCGATGGTGACGGTTTCGGTGGCCCCGAGCTGCGACAGCGTGCACCAGCGCTCCATATAGCCGCCGCCGCCGCCGCCGCCGAAGCCGATCGTGCCGAGCGACCCGCCGCCGCCGCCGCCCCAGCCCCGGATCAGCACCGGCGAATTGGCATTGAGACCCGACGGCTTGGTCCAGGTCCCGGATGAATTGAAGCGCTGGAAATCGATCGATGCGTTCGCGGCTCCAGCCGCCGGAGCCTGCATGGCGAGCGCTCCGGCGACGTTGGTGAGCACGTCGCCCGGAGAACCGATGCTGTCGCCTAAGGTGACAACGAGTTTTACTTGCCCGGCGACGCTCTCGTCCTGCTGGATGAAATTGCCGTCAACCAGAGTGCGGTCGGTCATAGATTTTTCCGTTCAGAATGGCGCAACGGCCTGTGATGCGTCAGTGGTTTTGATCGGACTGCCGTCCGAGGACAGGATGCGGATCGCCGGAGCCTCATCGACCAGCGTCAGCGCGGCGGTATAATCGTTCTGCGGCTGCACGCCGAGCACCAGCATCCGCTTCTCGACGCTGGCGAATGGACCACAGGCGACGAGGCAATCGGCCTCCAGGAGCGATCCGGCGGGAATGGCGAATGGCGTGGTGAAGGTGATAATGTCCGTATCAGTGGTCTCTTCGATCTGCTTGGTCAGCGTCGAGCCGTCCTTGAGCTGGATGACGACGCCGGCGGGATAGTCGTTCGAGATCACCGGATCGCCGTTGGAATCGACCACCTCCTCGCCATCTGGAGACAGCACCAGACCGACCAGCGACAGGCGCAAGGGCACGTCGAGCGTCAGGCCGGTGACATTTGGGCCGGAGGTTTGGACGCTGACGACCCGCGCGCTGTCGTAATGCCTGGCAATGGTGTCGTGTGCGAGCAGCACCAGAGAGCCCTTGGTGCAGTAGATGTTCTCGATATCGCATTCGAAGGAATGCAGCGTCGCCCGGCGGATGAGCTGGGCGAGATCGAGATAGGCCCGGTCGATCGCCAGTGCCTCGCTGGTGATGCCGATATAGTTCATCGACTCGATATTGGTCGGCAGAGCCGGGAGGCGCTTGCGATAGACGAAGATTTCCTTCGGCTGATAGTCGTTGGTCTCGTCGTTGAAGCGCACGCGCAATCCATCCGGCAGGCGCGGGAAGGCCCGGCGGATCGCCAGCCCTTTCGAATTGCGCTGGCTGAACAGCTGGATCGGCGCCTCGGCGCTGCGGTCCCGGTCGATGACGACGCCGATCTTGTCGGAGACGCGCAAGGCCGCCCGCCCGCAGCCGGCGATGATGCGCAGCACGTCATCGAGGCTCTGGCTGCCATCGAAATAGGCATTGCATTCGCGCGTCGGGATCGATGCGCCGCCGGCGCAGAAATCATGGAAATCGGCCAGATTGGCGTCATCGAGCTGCGCCGCGACGAACGGCGCCCGGATGCTCTGGCCGCCGAGGGCGAGATAGCGCAGCCAGGCCGCCGGATTGTTGGTGGCGGCAAACGTGTTCCAGTCCGCGCCGTTCCAGATATTGGCATAGCCCTGCGCCAGCATGGTCAGGGAGCTGATCGAGACATTCCGCGCCTTCACTGCGACCAGCGTCAGGCCTTTCTCGCCGAGCGGATAATCGTTCCAGACGCTGGAGACCGATTGCCAGGAGACCTTCACCGGGACCTTGGCCTGTTCCTTGCGGATCGATGGCGGCGATGACGCCGGCGTATGGGTGAAGAAATACGGCGTCGCCGCGCTGAGCTGGTAGGTGGTGGAGGTGAAATCGCCGGCCCGATAGGCATAACCGCGCATCACCTGGACGTCATAGACGCCCTTGGGAAACGTCGCCTCATCAAGGAAAACCACGGCGACGCCGTCCTCGGAGAGGATTTTATTGGCCAGATTGCCGGCTCCAGGGTTGAAATAGCTGTCGGTATCGAAGGCCTCGGCATTGGCGGCATTGGTGGCGTAAAAGGCGAACTTCCAGGGCGGAAACGAGGCATTCTGATCGATGCGCGGCAGCGTCGAATCAAGCGGCGCCCAGCGCAGCTTGACGAGGCCGCGGAACGGCTCCTGCCGCTCGCGCTGGGCGTGAAGCTCGGGCAGATTGATCCAAGCAACGTCGCCGGATTTGCGAATGCGGATGCGGATCGGCATGCCGCCCGGCGTGGTCCCGCCGGAGGTTTCGAGATTGATCAGGCCGGTCCAGCCGAAGGTCAGCCAGATTTCATCGGGGCTCGACCGCGCCCGCGCCACCTGCCAGTGCGGATAGGAGTTCGATGGCGTCGTATCATCCTGGAGCTGAGCGGTCTGGTCATCCTTGACCTTGTGGCCCGATAGCTCCGTGCCGATCTGGTTTTCGAATACTTGCTTATCGATCAGTGTGATGTCGCTATCGTCGGTGACGACGTCGCGGACCTCGTATTCCACATCACTGAATTGGTCGATCGGCGCATTGTTGATGCGGATATCGCTAATCGCATGGGCGCCGTTGAGGCCGACGATGGCATAGACGATCTGGTCGTCATTGACCGATTCCGACCAGGGCGCGATCAGATGCGGCGGCGAGACGCGGTGCGTGCCGGCGACGAAGGGGATCGGCTCGAACGGCTCGAGCACATTGCCCCGGAACGACGCCGAGCCGAGCGTCGCCCGCTTTTTGACGGCGTCGTCCTGGACCGCCGGGGCCGGAGCGAGAGCGCTCAGGGCGAGCGCCCCGACGATCGACACGCCCGCCGCGAGCAGCGCCGCCGATGTCGAGCCCGCGGCGAATAGGGTCGATGAGACTGATAGCGCGCCGGCCGGGCCGAGCACGCCGCCTGAAATCGCCGTTGCCGCCACGATCAGCGCGATCGCGGCAATGGTGGCGAAGATATTCTTGCCGCCGCCCCCGCCGCGCAGCCGGATGCCGACATGGATCAGATGCCGAGAACCGGGCTTCGGCTTGACCTGTCCCCAGCGCTCGCGGGGGATTTCCCATTCGCCGATCCGCACGGCTCCGTGTGTCCACACTTCGACCGGCAGATCGGGGATGGCGCGCAGAATATCCTCGATGGTCTGTCCGGGCATGGCGAAGTACTGCCGCGTTTCGAGGCGCAAAGGGGACGGTCGAACAATAACAGGAAGGGTCATGTCTTGTCTGAATTTGCCAGTCGCATGGCGATCTGACGGAGATACCAGGTCATATCGTGGATCTCCGATTCGAGCTGCTCGATCCGCGCTTCAAGTTCACGGCGCGACGGGCCGAGCAATCGGGGGCTCCAGAGCTTGCCGCGATCGATCGGAGGCGGAGGCGCGAATCCCGGAATTCTCATGCCAATTTCCAATGCCTGTAGAAGCCGGTGAGGCGATGCTTCATGCGCGGGTGTGACCGGTAGTCGACGACGGTCACCTCGCAGCCATCCTCGATATGGATCAGTGTCCCCGGCGTGACGACGCAACCGATATGGATCGGGCGCTGGTGCTTGCGATCGTCATGCTCGACCAGGCCCCGCATCAGTACGACGTCAAAGGCCTTCTCCTGCCCTGGATCGACCTCCAGCCATTCCGGCCCGTCCGCAGCGGCGAGGATCGCGCGGAGTTTTGACAGCGTCGCGCCGCGGCCGATCTCGGGATATTCCGGTAGCCTGACGCCGGTCTGTTCCATGATCACGAGCCGGACCAGGCCCCAGCAATCGCATCCATCGCGCGTTAGACCGCGATCGATGAAGGGGATGCCGTAGTAGCGGGAGACCCAGAGCGGACGCGAGGCGGCGCGGGCGAGCATTATCTGAAAAACACCGGCGAAATCTTTGAAGTCAATACCCGCCCCGGACAGGGCTCGGTCACCGCGCCGCGCATGACGATCCGCCCGGTGATCGCCATGGCGGTGACCTCGACATCGACCAGCTCCATATTGGTCGCCTCGTATTCGATCGTGTCGGGCGTCTCGGTCATCACGATTTGCAGCATAATGGTGACCGCTTCATCGGGAAGATTGAGCAGCGTCGAGCCGATGCGGTCATCGACATTCTGGATGCGCAGGGTTGCCCGCGGCTCCTGATCGTCGTCCGAGAGCAGCGTCAGCTCGAAAGGGAAAGTCTGGAATGTCTCGCCGTTCGAGACCAGCAAGGCGAACTCCCTCGGATCACCGGAGACGAAGCGATAGGGCACGCCGAAGGTTGAATGATCGACCGTCAAGAGCGCCCGGATATCCTTGTCGCGCCAGGGCGTGAAGAGTTGGCGCTTGAGATTGGCTGAGAGCGCGCGGGAGGTCATACGAATCTCCGGATGCGGATTTCGGCATTGAAATGCGTCTTGGCGCCCTGCAAATTGATCGCCGGAGCTTCCATCCAGAACCACACATAATTCACAGCCGTCATCGGATCATCGAGCGTGAAGGGCAATGAGCCCGAGCGGCACGTATCGACGTAGAACGTGAGCAGATTTTGCCGCTGCGCCGCCGTGAGAAAGATGCGGAACGACACCTCCAGCATCGCCTTTGAGGAGCGCGGCCAGCGGCTTGGCGGCCCGACATCGGGCGTGAACTCGGCCGCAAAGGATTTAAGTTGTTCCTGATAGCTGCCGGCGAGTGCTTTCGCCGGCACGCCGGCGGCGGGCCAGACCTGCGTGCTCATAAGATGATCCGCACCAGCCGCGATCCGCGGCGTGATGGCGGGAACCATATTTCGAACATCCAGCTCCCCGAAGGCATTCGAGTGAGGTGGAACCAACGAATTAGCGTGAAGCCCGTCAGAATTTGAATGCTCATCGCCGCCCCGTGGCCACCGGCGTCGCGAACCGGCCGCGGAAGACGCCATCAAAGCCGCCGCGGCTCATATCGTCCTTCACGGCGCCGATCAGGATACGCACGTAATCGGTGTTGCCCTGGCGGCTACGTTCCTGGCTGACCTCGCCGCCGCTTTGGTTGATCACCTGGACAATTGTGCCGTTGCCGCCGCCACCGCTGTTCGCCGTCTCGCTGCGGCTGAGGACGCGCTCGCCGCTTTGCAGGATCGCCGGGACCTCGCCGGGCTTCAGTCCAGCGATGCCGCCATCATGAAAACGCGGCGCCATGGCGAACAAATAGCCCGGAACCGAGCGTTTCGGTCCGCCGCCGGCCATGCCGCCCTCATGCAGCACGCCAGCGAGCAGATTGCCGATGATGCCGCCGCCTGGCGTCGCGCCGCCGCCGAACAAGGGCTGGAGCACATTCATCTGGAACGCCACTTTGGCGATATCAGCGAGCATCGAGCGGGCGAAATCCTCGAAGTTCAGCTTGCCGGTGCGCACGAACTCATCGAAGGCGCGGGAGAGATCGTTCGAGATCGCGTTGGTGAGCGGCTGGATGCGCTTGACCGCCTCGGCCTGGATCTTTGCGGTCGCCGTCGCTTCTAGTTCGGCTTCGGCCTTGACGTAGTCGCCATAGGTGATCAGGCCCTCATCGAGCGATTTTTTCAGCGCCATATGACGCTTTTCATATTCGAGCTGGATCGCCGCCGTAGTTTGTTGGGTCGCCTTGAGAAACTCAGCCTCGATGCCGATCAATGCATTTTGCGCCGAGCGAATAGCGCCAGCCGATGGCCCTTTGTCAGCATCGGGTCCTTTAAACTGTCCCGTTGTTTCGATAGAAGCGCGGAATGGGCGCTTTGCAAGTTCCAATTCGATCTGGGCGCGCTCATCCCGTAGCCGTTGGATGGCCGCCTGATCCTCCTCCGGAGTACCGATGAATATATCGTAAAGATGCCATGGCTTGACATCAGTTTTCCGCGCCTCAAGCTCCGCGATCTGGTTATTGATCGCGCCGAGCCGATTTTGCAGCGTGCCCAGTTGCTGATCGGCGACGTCATTCTTGAACTGATCGAATACGGCGCCGATCGCCTGGCCGACCAGCGCCATGCCGCTGACTAACGGCCGGACCATTCCCAGCAACGCGACCAGTTGTTCGGTGAGCGCGACGACACCTGGCCCGGCATCGATGAAGGCATTCCGGAACTGCGTGCCGATGACCGCTGTCAGCGCATCGAATTTCGCCTGGATTTCCGGCGCTTTGCGGACGATGCTCTCATCGAGCACGAAACCGAAATCCCGCGCCTGCTGCGCGGCATCTGAGATGCCTTGCGAGCCGAGACGCAGAAAGCTGACCAATTCATCATTGGTCTTGGCGAACGCGGCGGTGACAATCCGCGTCCGCTCCTGCTCATTGCCGGCTCTGCGGAATGCGTCGCTGAGCGCCAATAGCGCCTGATCGAGCGATGCGGAATTCTTGATCGATGCCAATGCCGCCGGCTGCTGATCTTCCAGGGCTTTGGTCAGATCACCGGCATCCTGCTTGGCGAGGTGGACCTGCTGGCCGAATTCCGCGATATAGCCGGTAAAATTCTTCTGCGCCACGCCGGCCGTTTCGGCGGCATAGCGCAATTCCTGGTAGCTATCCGTTGTAATGCCGGCCGCATCGGCGCCCTTGGCGACATCGACAATGCTTTTCAACCCCTCGCGCAAAGTGGAAATGAAGCCGACCAATGCGCCAATGCCGAGTACGCCGACAATGCCGGTTGAAAACTGGCTGATCGCGCTTTGCGCATTGGTGATGCTGGCCCGGATGCTTTGGAAATGTTGGTCCATCGTGTTGATGGCGGCGCTTATCTTGCCGGCGGCATCCTGGGTGATCGAGACGGCGTCGGCCATGCCCTTGCGGAAACCTTCATTGTCCGCATCGACCTTGGTGACCATTTCGGCGATCACGGTCATTGGCCGGCATTCCCTGGATCAAGGCGCATCGGGATAGGCTTTCATCAGTTCTTCGAGGCGGCCGGGCGTCATGCCCTCGGCGGTCTGCTCGTCGTAGCGTGTCATCAGCGCAGCAGTGAGGCCATAGAAGGTCGAGCGCCAGAACTGCTGTTCGGTCCATCCCAGCCGGGATGCCGCGCCCATCCATTCGCCCCAGCGGGTCAGGCCCCCGTCCGGGGGCCCACTCCGTTTCCCAGGGCTGGCGCCCAGAGCGTTTTCATATAGCGTTCCTCGCCGACGAAGAACATGGCGCAAATATTCAGGGCCGAACGTAGCGATTCCTGCGTCCCTACCGCTGCGATATGATCCTGAATGATCCCGGCCGCCGGCGGGTTCGGTTGGCCCGCCAGCAACAGGCCATAGAGCCTGGCGATATCAGGCGCCTTTAGCCGTTCCTTGTCGGCGCTGAGGATAAAGGCGCCGATCTCGCCAAAAGCCTCCTCGACGCTGCAAATCAGGTCGAAGGTACGGCGGACACGGTATTCCGTGCCCGCTATCTTCAGGATCGAGGCATGAGCCGCATTCTGCGTCATCGGTACTCCGCTCAGTCGAGACGCGGCAGCTTGACGGCGGCGATGGTGACATTCGTCACGCTGTCGCAGGTGACCTTGACGATGCCGTCATTGGCGCGGATGAAATCCGGCAGCACCGGCATAATGGCGATCTTGCCGGCGGCGACTGGGTGGACGATATCGGCAACGCTGAGCACGCCGGCGCCGTCCTGGTGCGCCGAGAGCGTCTGCGCCATGATCGTGGCGCTGATCTGGCCAGTCGAGCCGTTGTTGATCACCACAAAATGGCGCTGATCATCAGCGGCGACGAATTCATCGCCGGTCGTCACCGTCGCCGCGGATTCGGTCAGATCGATGCCGTCGCGGTCGACGGCCTGAACTGTAATGGTCGCCATGGAAATCTCCGTTTCGAGGGTTTGTAGTAGGTGGTCGGCGGACGCCTAGAGCGCGGTATTCGGTGTGAATCCGAGCGGACCGGCGCTCATGAAGCTACAGCGGAATTTCAGCTCATCATTCTGCCCGCCGGAAAGCTCGAGCGAGCCGATGGCAAATTTGCCTTCATAGGTGCCGAGGCCTGGCACCACGACCTGCATATTGAGCAGCCGGCCCGCCCGTCTGGCGGCGAACATCTGCACCATCAACGGCCCGGAAACGAAGACGCCATCGGCGTCAAAATCCATCGAATCCTCGCCGACGCCTTGCACCAGCTCACGGAAATTGCCCTCGCTATCGGCATTGGTGACCTTGACGGTGGTGTCGGGGAATTTGATCGAGCGCGTCTGCACTCCGGCGAAGGTCTGGAACCCCGCGCCCTGTTCGAAATCGGCCTTGAGCAGCAGGTCTTTAGCGGCTTGATAGCGCGGCATGGCAATCCCCGTTCAGTTAATGAGTGATGGCGGCGAGACGCCGACTAATCGGGCTTCGGGCCGAGGCCGATGCCTTCCTTGAGATTTTCGATGAAAGCGCCGCGCTGCCAGGCACTGGCGCTATCGTTGAAGACATCGAACCAATCGTCGCGGCGCAGTTCCTTCGCCTGCCGGTCGATCGCGGCCTGCATCGCGGCGCGCTGCCGCGCAATGATCTCGTCACGGGTCGCCTCGGCGCCGGGCCGGACAAAGGGACGTGCCGGCTGGGCTGGTATCGCGCCATGCCCCTTGGTGCCGAATTCGATGAATTTTGCCCGGTAACCGCGCCTAACCAGCTCCGGCGTCAATAAACCGAATTGCCAGCTGCCATCGGCATCGTGGCCGATGGCGTCGGGATCGGCGAAGGCGTTGCGGGTCTGGCCAGTATCGACCGGAATACGTGGAATGACACTGTTCTGCACCGCCAGGACACCATCTCGGGATGCGGTGGACATCTCCTCCGCCATTTTCGGGACGATATTGGCGAATTGCTCCATTGCGGCCGAGAAACCACGCATCTTGAAGATGATGTTCATCAGATCAATTGCCCTCTGGCGAATTCGGATACGGGATTGAGATCGGTAAAATCCGCGTTATCTTCGAGCGAATCATAGGCCGCACGCCACTCATTATAGAACTTAGCAACCTCCGCCTGTTGCCGCCCTTCGTCGGCGATCGCCTTTTCAAGCTCGCGTTGTTTGTCCTGCAGCTCTTTGGTCATATCCTCAACTTCGGCCTCGACCTCGGCGCGCGCATCTTCCAGCTCAGAAAGACGTTCATCAGCATCGTCAAAGGCTGCGGCCGGTGCCTCGGTCGGATCGCTGGACGCTTGCATCTGGCGTAAATGAAAATTCATGTCACCACTCCGGTTTCCGCCATGATCACGATCGTCATCTTCCGCTCATCCGGCTTTCGGATCTCGCGGATGTTGAGGATGGTCCCGCGCCAGTTGATCCGCATCGCCGAGGTGATCGCTTCCAGCCCAGAGGCCCATGTCTCGATCATGTACATGCAGCTCGCCCGCTGCGCGCCCTGGCGCTCATCTTCGCGGGCCTGGACCGGCTTCACCGACGCCCAGACGGTCGCATGGATGTTCCAGCTGATCGAGGCGCCGCCGAAGCCGTCATCGGTGCGGACCTCGATTTCGAAGATCAGCTTCTGATTGAAGTCGCCGGCAGAGGCCATTACGAAATCAGAGCCTTGCCTTGCTCGGAATTCAGCTCGATTTCATAGACCTCTTCGCCCTCTGGAGCTGCGCTCACGGCATCCTGATAGTCATTAACCGCCGCTTGCAGCTCGGCATAGGTCGACCGATATTCGGTCGTCAGCTCCTGGATGTTCTGATCCAGATCGTCGAGCTTGCTATCCAGCTCCTCAGCCTTTTGACCAAGCCGCTCGGTCGCCGCGTAATCTGACGCGTTGAATTGCGACCGTCCGCGCGAATAGACCTGCACCGTGACGCCGGTGCCGCCAATCTCGCCGGCGGCGTCGCCGATCGCCTGGTCCAGCTCATGCATCTGGTTGCAGATCGCATCGGCCTCCGTCCACAGCTCCGAGATCTGCTTCTGCAGCGCGTCGTATTGCGCCTGTAGAGCGTCGCGCTGGGCCTGGGCATCCTCGATCGCGGCATCGAGCGTATCGATCGCGGTAGCGATGGCGTCGGCTTGCTCGCTCTGGCCGCGGAACAATCGCTGTAGCATGGTCTTGCTCCTCAAATCTTCAGAAGGCGGAACGGCGAGATCAGCCCGTCGATGGCGCGCGGCATCTCGGCATCGATGCTGCGCGTCTCATAGAGATGCGCGATAAGCATCAGCATCGCCTGGCGGATTGGCGCGGGCACATCGGAGCCGGCCGGGCCGAAACCGGCGGTGAAATCGATACGCACCGCGCCGAGCTCGCAGCGCGGCGTCGGCCAGCTCTTGCCATAGCCGAGGATAATGCGGCCGATGAATTGCGAGGCTTCGACGACATAATCGGCGCTGGCGAACGTCTGCTCGACGCCATTACCATCGAGATATTTAATGCTGGCGACGCTTTGCAGCGGCGGGAACGGCAGCTCGATGGCCCACGGCCAGCAGCGTGGGAACTCATCGATGCGCAGTTTCCAGGCCTGCGTGATCAGCGCCCTGTTGAGAATACCGTCGCGGCCGTCAAAGCGGCGCGTCGCCATATCGATCAGCGTGCCGATATAGGTATCATCATCCGCATGGGTGACGCGCAGATGCGCCTTGGCTTCCGCGAGCGTAAGCGGTTTCACGGCCGGCGGCGTCGTCAGCGTCAGATCCATCGGGTCATGATCTCGATCGAGGGGCCCGCGAAGGCAGGGTGGGGGAACGGCGGGCCTTCGCGGGCTACGTACGAGGGGGGGGAAGCAAACGCGGCAGGCGACGCTTACGCAACAGTTACGGATAGGGCGTCGGCGGGCAGCAGCTCGCTGTCGCTGAGGATGACGTTATAACTCAGCGCCGTCGCCGTGCCGTGGGTGCCGACGAACTCGATATCGCAGCGCAGATAACGTTCGAATTCGGTAAGGCCGATCACATAAGTCGCCTTGCTCGCATGAGCAGCTTGCAAACTCTTGATGACCGTGTCGCCATTGACGCTGGTCGCGGCGGCCGCCGGCGCATCGGCGCCATAGAGATTATCGATGCTCAGCGTCGAGAATGTCACATTGTCCGGGGAATCGGCCAGGGTGAAATCGATATAATTCGACGTCGAGAAAGTGATGCCACCGGCCCCAATGTTCAGCTCGATTGCCGCGGAATGAAAACCTCGCGTATCGATAATCTTGGCGGTTTGATCGCTGGAGAGCAGCTCCGGTCCGTGGACATTAACGATATTGAGCTTGCTGACGAGGTCCTTGCTCATTGGAATTACCTCTTTGAATTTCGGTGAAAGGGAAGTTCGGAAGGGCGAGCCCGCGGCCAAGCGGGCGACGCTGGCGCCGGAGCGCCAGCATCAGATTATGTCGAGCACTTCAGAAACTTGACCGCCTCAAAATTCTTCACGCCGGCGCCGACGCGTTTGGTGGTGTAGAACTTCGTCCAGCCCTTCTTGGTCAGCTCATCGCGGAGCATCATCATACCGGGCTTATCGACGATACGATAGGCCTGGCTGAAATCGCCGAACATCAGCGGGAAGAGATTGGCGCCCTCGTTCGGGATATTGTCGTCAGTCTCGGTCGGATAGCCGAGGATGGTGGCGGGACGATCAAGCGCCACCGCCGGCTGCCAGATATAATTATCATTGGCATCCTTGACCTTGCGCAGCACGCCCTGCGTGACGCGGTTCGATAGCCAGCGGGCATTGGGCAGATATTCCCGCTTCAGGCTGGTGAGCACATCGATCATGGCGTCGAAGCCATTATGCGTCGAATCGGTGATTGCTGCCGCGACGCCGCTGACGATGAAGCCGATCTTGCCCCAGACCCAGGATGCATCGGCGACGGTCGAATAGGACTGGATGCCGCGCGGTTGTTTGACGCCGGTGCCGGAGATGAACGCCGCGCCCTCGCCCTCGGCGAATTCGCGGGCGATACCCTCGTTCAACCAGGCTTCCACATCGAAGTCGGCATCGGCGAGCAGATCATTGGTTGTTTCTGGCAGCGCATAGGCCGTCATCAGGAACCATTCCAGCATGGCGATGTCATCGGTCTCGGTATCGGCCTTGGTTTCCGTCTCGCCGGTCCAGCCGAATGTCGAGCCCTGCATATTCGCAGGCTGCTTCACCGAATTGCCTCGGGTAATAGAGCGCACATCGCAGATCGAGCGCATCGCCGAATAGACCCGGCTAAGCTGGATCACGGTGTTTTCCATCTCAAAGGGCACCAGGAAACCGCCCTTTTCGCCAATCTGGGTCTGCATGGCGGCTTTCGGCGCCAGACGGATAACATCGCCTTTATCGCCATCACGCAGATAGGCGAGAAATTTCTCCCGATAGTCGCCGCGCGCCTGGATCTGATCCGCGGTGAGCGCCTTGCCGGTGAGATGGTTGAGGATCGGATTGCGGCCGCGGTCGGCGAGCGGCTGTCCGCCGGGCAGGCCTGCCGCCGCGGGATGGCGCTCCACCCGTGCGGAACGGATGCGCTCCAGCGCCCGATCGGCGTTGGCCGAGGCGCGGCGGGCATTGTCGAGCACATCTTGAGCCCTGCCGACATCATTATTGATGCGGTCATTGCGCTCGCGATCGATCACGTCATGGGATGTCCGTCCCCGCGGACGCTTCATGGCGTCCACATCCGCCTTGAGGGCTTCAAAGCCCTTGTTCACGTCGGTCAGCGCCTTCATCAAAGCCGCGTTGTCGATCACGTCACCTTCCGGCATTTGAACCTCCTGTTTGGGTCATCGCAGCGGCGACGCCCTGAAGGCGTGCCAAGAATTCCGGCGACACATTGATCCCCGACGCCGGCCGGGGTTTCTCGATCTCGGCGCGCGCAGCAATTGCCGCATTTTCTCCGACCGCGATCATGCGATCGGCGAAACCTTTGGTGACCGCTTCTTCAGCAGTCAGCCATGTCTCGGTTTTCATCATGGCGCGGATCTCCGCATCATCGAGTCCGGTCCGACGTACATAGGCCGCCGCCATGTTCTGATCGATCTTGCGCAGGATAGCCGCCGCTGCCTCCAGGACGTCGGCATTGCCGATCAGGTCCTGCCAGCTCTGGTGGATCATCATCATGGCGCCTTCCCAGATGACGATCTCGTCAGCGGCCATCGCGATCCAGGATGCGGCGGAAGCTGCAACACCAAAAATCTCGGCGGTCTTTTTCGCCGGGTGGGCGATCAGCGCATTGTGAATAGCCACGCCCTCCAGCACCCAGCCACCATAGGAATTGATCCGCATCCGGATCTCTGCGGCGGTTATCGCATCGAGCTGCGCCAGCATCGATGCGAGCGAGATGCCAAAATCCGCATCAATATCGCCGAGGATATCGAGCCGTGCCGCTTCTTTAACGAAGGCGAGACGCGAACTTCGCGCCTGCGGCCCCTTGGCGAATTTGAGGCGCAGGCCGAAGAGCCCGGAAATATCGATCTCAGGCATTGGTCTGACCTCCGGAGGAGTTTGGTTGCGCCGCGGCCTTGCTGTCGATGCCCTTATTGCCCGGAATGACGAAATCATCGCCGGCCTGGTCGGTGCGCGGATTGAGGTTGAACCATAGCCGCGCTTCGTTCGGGCTGATCACGCCGGCCTCGATCAGCGTTTTGCTGGAATTGGCCAAGGTGCTCACATCCGGAAGCGTCAAACT